GAATGATACACAAGAGGAATATCCAACTTAGTCTTAGATAGGAACTGAACAGCACAATAATCACCCATACCTGCTGATGTATCTGCACCTACAACGAAGAACTCTCCTTTTTCTATTGTTCTATATTGTCTAAAGCTCATTATTTCTTTACTTTCTTTTTACCCTTTGATTTTACTATCTTTGATCCATACTCCTCTGTCCACCTTTTTGCTATTTCAGGGTGTTTAGCCCACAAAAGTTTTCTTTGGCGTTCACTTCTAAATGGCATAAATAACACCTTCTTTCATTGGTTCTTTAGCATTAGCAAGATAATTTTCAAGACTTTCAGTATCAAAAAAGCATTGTCCTGAAGTAATAAATGCTTCAATAGCTGTTCTTGGGTATTCCTGCATAAATAACCTATCCCCCAACTCTTTTTTCTTTTCTTCCAAGAATTCCTTAGGGTAAAAGTCGTGGGGATTATAGAACAAGGGTTTAAACCCGGACTCACCTAATACTGACCTATCCCACAACTCTTTACCTTCATTAAAGCCGTTGGCGGTAGATTCAATAATTGCTCTACCTGTTGGTACAAGTGCCTGTAATGCTCCTGCTAACATATCTGATAGGTGAGGATAGAAACAAGCCTCTGATAGATGTAAGTTAGTAATAGTTTTAGACCTACCAAAGTTAATATTCTCTGCTGTACCTATCTTGTATGTTGAGTTAGAACTTTCAAGATATAGTTCATACTTAGAGTTGTATTTTAAAAGTTTACCTATGGCGGGGTCTATGCAGTTTATATAATCCTTAACTCTTTTTAATAAGCCCTGTGCATTGTCTGTGTTATCAGCTACAACTACGTTATATACATTTTCTTTCATTAGAAAATCAGCAGTAAACATTGCAAGGATAAGTGAGGAAAATCCCATTTGCCTACCTTTTAGGATAAAGTCTTTGCCATTTGAGGTATCCTGTGTTAGGTATCTATCCTGTATTTCATTTAGCTTAAAGGGTACAAGACTACCCTCTTTGTTTACGATTGATAGATTGTCCTCAATCCATTTTTTATATCCGTTATTCATAATCTTTTTGCAACCTCATAAACTACATTTACAGTTACGGCATTTCCCAAAGTCTTATACCTTTGTGTGTCCGAAATACCATAGGTGAAACCAACTTTAGTCTTTATCCCTATCGTAAAGGTATCTTGATTTAGTATTTCGCTTGGAATGTATCCATTTATGGCACGGATTACAAACAAGGATAAGGTTGTCAACTTTTGTTCTAAACTCTTTGTGTCTAAAGGGTTTGATGTGATGAACTTCAAAAGTTCCTTGAGTGTGGTTAAATCGTTCTCCGCATACCCTACAGGTAGCGTTATCTCGTTTCCATACTTGTTTTCTTGCTTCTTTCCACTCTTTTGAGTTGTCAAACATTGCTCGTTCTGAAACGATACCTCCCCTCCAAGCCCTGTTGTTTTCTCCGCTATTGTGTTTATACCAACAAGCATTTGAACAAAATCGTCTATTTTTATATGTTGGTGAGACCAATTTTTCTTTTCCACATTCTTCGCATTTAAGAGTAATTTTCCTTGACTGTGTATTTCTACTCCGTTCTCCACGCAGTCTATAAGCACATTCGGTTGAGCAGCATTGTCTTGGTCTATAACTTTTATGTTCAAAGTTCTTTCCGCACCATTGGCATTTACTTGTTTGCATACCTCTATTATACAGTATTTTTCTACATCTGGAAATCCCTGCAATCGTTCACACTCGGTTGGTGTTAGTCTGCGTATCTTCATATTGTCTATTACACCTACTTGTGCAGATGTCTTTAATGACTGACTTGCTCCCTTTATTACCCTACCTCTTGCTGTTTTGGAGTTAGGGTGTTCTAACCTAATTCCATCTTCTTTTTCTTCTGCTAAATCATAACCTAACTTTGTGTTGGTTGGTATAGCATATAGTCCTGTTTTTCCACCCTGTCCACCAGCATTTCCAGCAAGTGTCTGGCTTATTCCACCTGCGGTGGGCTTATACCCTCTCTCTTGTGTATTCTGCTCGTCTGTCCGAATGGTTGTTTGCTTTTGGTTTCTGTTTGCTCCCCGCCAGTCGCTTGAATTGAGAGTGTGGGCGAGTACCCTTTCAGGTTCATTCTCTGTATTGCTTGTTCCGATAGGAAATACTTCTGGTCGGGGTTGTCCTCTAAGATGTCCAACAATGAACACTCTTTCCCTATTCTGTGGGACTCCGAAATTCTTGCTGTTAAGCACTTGCCATTGGAGATCATACCCCAATTCTGTAAGCGTGGAGATGATGGTCTTGAAAGTGTTTCCGTTGTCATGAGATAGCAGTCCTTTAACATTTTCAAGTATAAAGAACTTCGGCTGTTTATCTTTAAGTATCCTTGCGATTTCAAAGAAAAGAGTTCCTCTTGTGTCATTAAATCCTCTGCGTTTTCCAGCAATTGAGAAAGCTTGGCAAGGGAATCCTGCGACAAGTAAGTCGTGGTTTGGGATTTCACTTGTGGGGACTGTTCTGATGTCTCGTTGGTCAATTCTATTGTAAACTTCCTCCCCGACCTTAATGTTGGCATTGTTGCCACCTTCTTTGTTTTGTATCCATCGTTTACTAAAATTCTTTTTATATATTTGTGCCGCATATTTATCCCATTCATTAGCCCATACACACTCATGTCCGAGTCTGTTTAGTGCTAAATCAAATCCTCCAATTCCTGCAAATAAAGATATGTATTTCATTCGTCAAGGTTATAGTCTTTCTTTAGGTTATCTAACTTGTTTAGTACATTTACTTGTACATTTGTTTGTTGTGTCTGTTTTAACTCTCTTTTCTCAAGCCACCACTTAGCAGTTTGTAAATCTCTATTTTTGACTATTGCATCTACCACCACATTTTTGGCTACAATATCAGCATAGTGCTGTGAAGCATCCATTTTAGTTGAGAAATCAGGGTATAGTTCAATCCATGAGTAGTATGTAGTCTTGTTTATTCCCGCATAACTACAAGCCTCATCTACAGTTCCACCTACCTTAAATATGCTATCCAATTTTCCAACTACACTCTCATCATATTTTGTTGGTCTGCCTACTTTGCTTGTAGTGAGTTCTTTTCCCATTCATCTTCCTTTCCGCCTATTACAGCATTATCTGCTGACTTACTAGTCGTATCTCCCTCATAGTTGCATTGTAACACAAAATCCTGCCACCCAAGAAACGCATAAATATCAAAATCAATATTCCCAAGGTCGCTGTTGTACTTCTCACGGTATTGTTTAAGCAAACTATCCTTCTGAGATTTTGAATATCTGGGGGAAGCAAGAGCATCCCTCAACTTACTCAGTGTTTCCTCTTTTCCCATAGTTTATATTTCCTATAAGATTCTGGGGAATACACAGCGTAAACAATCTCGCCAGTCGTACCATGAACTTGTCTCACTATGTGGTAGCTCCCAACCTCTACCTCTGCATAACATTTCCCCTGGTTCGGAAAATACTTCCCCAGAGCTTCTTGGTTACCTCTCAAACTCTCAAGTTCTGAACCAGCATCGATTTTATTTCCAAACATATCAATCATATTGTTTTCCATCCCGCCTCCCTTGGATTGTATAAATTGCTAGTATAAGCAGAGAGTTCCTCAATATTTGCCTTTACCTGCAAAGTATTTACATCCAAAAAGAAGTTATAAATACCTGGGGCCTTTCCATCCGCCCTGCATTTTAGAACCTTGAGCTTAGTCTTAGCCCTCGCCAAATCTGTCTCCCTCGGAGTATCCCCAGTTGCCATGAATCCCCTTGTCAGAACCCATGCCACCTCAGCTGTATCAGTGATGACCGACCCTCCCTTTACATCTTCAATGACCGGATCCAGGTAAGTTGTTTCAGAAACATCATCCACACTTTTCACACGCCTTCCCCCAGCTTCCCGTGCCTTACGAACATGGTGGCAGAGAAGCACCGCCGTCCCTGTCTGTTGCGCAAAATCAGAGAGTTGCCCAACTATTTCGCCTTGTCCAGCCACATCATCCCCATGCGTAATCTTCTGGAGAGTATCCACTACAAAAATCGAAGAGCCTTTTTCATACTCCTGCCTGAGGGTTTTCATTAAAGTATTAAGCTCTCTTATGCCACCTTCCCTAAAGAAAAGAGACATCCTGTCCTCAAATGCCTCTTTCAAATCTGCCATAACCCTGCCCCTATCTCTCAACGCCTCAAGCCACTCATGTTTAGTTTTTCCAAATCTTATACGCCAAAGCCTTTCCAATGTTTGGGCCCGACCATTTTCCAAATCAAAGTAAGTAACCTTTCTATCAGTCAGGCGGAGAGCATTATCCACCATGTTGAGCAGAATTAAAGATTTTCCAACCCCTGTTTGTGCTGCTATTACGGTCAAAACCCCCAAATGTATTCCCCCAGTACTAGCATCAAAGTAAGAATATCCAGTAGGAATACACGGCTCTGTTGTAAACTTAGCCTCTTCAAAAGCCATAGTAACGCTACTGGGAATTGCCGGCGGATTATTCCGCCTATGTTTATTCAGGCACCATTCAAAAGTTGCTTTGAGTTGCGATTCCTCAATTGGCGGGTTATTTCTGCTGTTCCAAGACTCGAAAGCTATATAGGCTAATTCAGGGTTATCAGGCATCGATTTTATTAAACTACCCACTACACTCACAGATGCCTCATTTCTATTTCCCTCTGTTACCCCCTCAAAGCTCCAATCGTGTTTTACCACTTGTTTTTGATACATCTCGACAAACCAATCTGGGAGCTCTTCAAGCTCAACATCATCTGGAGAATGTATCCATGAGTAAGACCCCTTGGTACTAACGCTAGGTGGAAGTATTGCATATCCGCCATCGTTTCTAATATCTATGTGCAAGGTAGTATTAGAACCCTGACTTATTCTGGGGGTATACTTAAAATAATAATGTTTTCCACCTCCGCCAGTTCGCACAGTTGGCGTTATAATATCTTTAAACAAATCCTCCGAACCATCATCAAAATCTACAACCGTAACACCAGATATTTTTCCAGTAACCAAGCCAATTCCCGTAGTCTTTTTGTGAGAGTTTTCCGAGATGACTTTATCAAACTCCTCTAAAGTTAGAGCCTTTTCCTGCGACGCCTTCCAACTGGCAATAGGCCTTTTATCATCGCCTATGGGAATAACGCTCCAAAGATACTTGTTGATATAAATATCTAAAAACTCTTTAGCTGTCATAGCCATTCTCCTTCAAATAATTTTTTACAAAATTTATATACTCATCTGAGCTCTCATAACCAATATCTGCCCTCCCGCCCCTCATCTTGAAATAAGCGGCATCTGCCAGTGTTAGGTGGTAATCGCTAATCTTCTTTCGGGGAGCCTTTCCCTCCTTAATATCCCTTCTTAGCCACGCTTGAAGAGCTAGACTATAATCCGAATACTTCTTCCCATGACTTCCGCAATACAACCGTAAATCTTCCAAGATGCCCATTACATAGTCTAGCGGGAGTTTGTAATTGTCAGCTATCTCGCTCAGTTTCTTGGAATCTTCTATCAGGTTATTAATATTTGAATAACTGTTATTAGTTACTAGTTTATTATTATTATTTATGATTTTTGATTTATGGGTAGTATGCATACTACTATCCATACTAGTATCTATACTACTATCTATACTAGTATCCAGGGAAAAGAAAAAATCTAAGATTTCCCTAGGTACAAGAGACAATTCTTTTTCATAGGCTGTTTCATTTTTTGGCGAACTCCTATAGTTATTATTCTTCTCTGCATTTTTTACATATACCCACCCATCCTTGAAAAGCACTTTTTTACTTTCAACAAGTTTCTGCTTTGCATTTTTAAACTGTTTATCAGTTAGCTTGGCTTCCGATTTTATCTTTCCATCCGGTAATTGGAAAATCCCGCTTATGTTTATGTATTGGCTAGTTAGAAGATAAATATATAAGTGTTGAGTGTAAATATCACTTTCATATATAAAATTATCATCCCAAAATCTTGTTTGAATAATTCTAGTTTTCATGGGCGCAGTTAAACTTTTTAATCCGTGATATGAATCATATAGTCCTTAAGCCCAAAAATCCCCAAGCAAGGCAATAGAATTTGGAAAGACTAGGAGCCTGTACTTGGGGGTTTCTGAGTTTAATTTTATAAATTTGGTTTCCTAATCCTTCCATATAATCATTCTAAGCTTAAAAAATTTACTTGTCAATAATCCTGTGTTAACATAGTAGCATGGACAAAATCAAAGACGAATACATCCACATTCGCATAAATTCCGAGGAAAGAAAGAAGCTTTTAGAAGTGCTACGAAAGCAAAGAACGACACTATCAACATGGGTTAGACAACAGGTTGCTCAATATCTTTCACGAAATTGTTGACAATTCTTTTGAATTGTGCCACAATATATTTATTATTAAGTTTCATAAGGAGAATGATGAGACAACTAGTCAAAACGCCCATATGGGCAAAGACAACTCACAGATGTCCAGTCTGTGGCAAACCCATTATAAATTTTCAGGAATATCTGTTCATAAAATCAGAGGGCATGTGCCTTGGTTGCGAGCATGTATCTGTAGATGTTACCTACAATAAGATGGTTGACGCCTGCGAAATGGCCGGTATTTCTGTTGAAGAATACGAGGAGGCTATCAATGGATAACATACTAATAGCCATATTCAAGGCATTTCCGAAATTAGCAGGAAGAGTAGACCGTCTTATATTTATAGCGGATTTTGAAAGAAACGGAGGTTGGGAATGCCTGAAGAAATAAGAATGAAATCAAATCCCACTAAAGTGGCTATTGAACTTGAAAAAGCTATAGCAGATTTTCAAGAAGCTTTGGATAGGCGGTTTAGGATAAACTTAGAATACGGGAAATTTATGTTTGAAGTTGCAGAAGCTATATCCGAGGCATGCTGTGAAAAATTACCGGATTCAAAGAAGGAGTACATAAATGCTATCTACTAACGACAGAAGGGGCGGGTTCTATTTTGTTGGGGATAGGCCTTATGTCTCGGTTACACAGGTACTGGGCGTAATCTCCAAGCCGCAGTTACAGTATTGGTTTGGGAATCAGATATACTGGGCAATGGTTGCAAACCCGTCTCTTGATGAAAAGGAGGCAATGGCAAGCCCCTATCAAACAAGTAAGCAGGCCATGGCAAGGGGAACAACCGTCCATACAATAGTTGAGGCATGGCGTAATATTGGCGATGTTAAAGGACTGGAAAGTTCCTTTGCGGGGTATGCTAAAGCCTTTGATAAGTGGAGGCAGGATTACAACCCCAAACCCCTGGAGCATGAGAGGACTGTTGTTTCTAGTATCTATGGATACGCCGGTACATTGGATCTTTTAGCAGAAATTAATGGAATTAAGTGCCTGATAGATGTAAAAACTAATAAAGACGCCAACCTATATGATGAAGTACAGCTACAACTTTCGGCCTACAAGCAGGGATTGGAAGAGGCAGGAGAATCCGTAGAAAGAATGTATGCTCTGGCACTGGGGGAAAATGGCGATTACAACTTTAAACAATTTGAGCCTGATTTAGATACATTCCTATCGGCCAAGAGGCTTTGGGAATGGCAAAATAAGGCTAAATGTAAAAAGGTTAACTACAAAGGAGGTGCATTTTAATGGATGGATGGCAAGAAATAGGCGGACAAACAATGTGGAACTACAAGGAAATCGGTAAAGGTGCAGTACTTGTTGGAATATACTTAACAAAAGAAACAGATGTCGGGGAGAATCACAGTAATGTTTATAATGTGGAAAAGGAGGATGGCGAACTTATGGGTATTTGGGGAAACACAGTACTTGATAACAAGTTCAAACAAGTGACCCCTGGGGAGATGGTTAGAGTTGAGTATCTTGGAATAAACAAAGGAAAAGGAAACAGGGAATATCATGACTTCAAAGTGTCAAAAAGACCTGCACCCTTAAAGGAAATTGACGGGGATGTCAGCCTTGACAATTTATAAGATTAAAACATTTGGGATGGTTAGGAGCTGGGGGCAGAAGCTCCTAACCTGGAATCTAGGGTAGAGAATATGACGCTTGAGTCTTTTCATTCTCCCTCTACCCTAGATTCTGGGTATCTAAAACCTGTAGGCGAGGGGTGCGGGATTTGCCTGTTGGGGGGGGGGGGGGGGGGGGAGAAAGACAT